CATTCCAGATGTCGACCAATGGATAAATGACTTGGAAGCGGACATGGAAGTTATCGCAGAGTGGACCGACGCTCTTCGCGACAATACTAACAATTAATAATCTGGTGCCCTATTCTATGCCAGCTTTTCCTATTCTATGGCATGGAAGATTGTAAAGTGAGCGGTTAAATGACTAAAATTTAAGATTCTTAATTACTTTAGATATTGGTACAGTTCTCAAATTCTAGTAACAGCCAGATCCTACTCTAGGAGGTTAATAAATGAAGCTAATCGTGACAGTCGATTCTATAGGAACTGCGCCCTTTGGTTTTGTAGGCGCAGTCAGTAGAGATGAAGATACCATGATAGAAGTCTGGAAAGGTATTCAAAAACAATTGGAAGAAAAAGGTTATAAGATAATCACTCTTTCGGTAGAGGAGTATAAAGAGTCCTAGTTTTCATGAATATAGCAAAGAAAAGTAAGCAGGATAAGTCTAGTAAGAATGAAGACAAGTGCGATCATGAATGGCAGCGCTATAAAGAAACGATTGTGCCGGCTCGCAGTGATGAAAATATAAAGGCTGGTTCTGTTTATACGAAAGGACAGGCTTACTTTATTACAATGGGCTGCACAAAATGTCATAAAAAACGAAGAATATCTATGAAAGTTGAGGAGCATTAGATGGCTAAGTATAAACTACTTAAAGATTTACCAAACCTTAAAAAAGGTACTATATTGTCGGAAGGCGAGCCGATTTTTGGTGTAAGGACACTGATAACTAAAAATAATAGTGTAGGTACTACTTTTATCGGTAATGAACTTTTTGAAGAGCTCTTTGAAGAAATACAAGAAGAGCCGACTGATAGTATTCATTGGAAACCTAGAATTGGCGATAGGTGTTTTATTCTTGAGAATACCAATATAAGATTAACATCTTATATTGGGATGTTGCGTGATCACAACGCTTGGCGCACTGGTAGAGTATTCCGCACTAGAGAAGAGTGCAAAAGAGCCAGAGAGCGTGAACTAGCTGAAGCTAGACTACGCCGAACCTCAACATTTAAGCCAGACTTTGCGCTCGGTTACGGCGGCTACTCCGTTTGCTATGATCATGTTATTTATGATCTACGAGCGCACTCTGTAAGTACTATAGACAATGGAGAAATAGTCCGTTATGAAACTATGGAAGACGCTCAAAAGTCCATCAAAGAAAATGAACGAGATTGGCTGATTTACTTTGGGATTAAAACATTAGATGACTAAAAAAGCACTTCGCAAAAAGCAGCGCCGCAAGCGCAAGAAACTGGAGGCTACGTAATGTCTCTGATGAATTGCACATTCACCGTTCACTGGAGCGACGAGAAGAACAAACCGCACGCGAAAACCTACGCTACCGAAGTTGATGCCAAGCGCGCCAAGAAATGGCTGCTGGAGCACGGTGTTCGGAGCGTAGACATCGCAGTCAAGATAAATAATAAGCCAGCCAGCAGCCTGAAAGACGACAAACCGTCTGATACTGAGGCTGAGCAGAAAGGATTTTGGTGGCAAGAATAACATGGAAACTTTTGGAGTAACAATTACAATAATCCACTTAGTGATAACGGCGATTACAGTTTTATTTGGTTGGATTCTGGTAGATAAACCGCGAAAGCCGCTGGACGGTAGTGGCTACATACTTCAGATTATTTATAACATCCTAATTGCGGCAGTTCTGGTGTTTGCATATTTGAAAGGGTAAACGTCGTTTGCCAATGACCTACCATATGTCGAAAAACTGGGGGAACATTAACAATTCAACCGCATAACTGGGTAGACGACCTCCACATATCGTCTACTCAACTGGACAGATGATATGCACTGGGGCTGCCACCTTTCGTAGTTCCGTTGAGGTGAAACGTTGCTCGGCATTCTAGGGAGCTATGCAACGTGTATTGTCTGTTCAACTGGTAGCATTAGTGTCTAGGCTTTTCATTTGCCTATAGAATTGAGTGCAGGTGGAAATCGGCTCAATCTGGTGCTATCAACTGGCAACATCAACCAAATTAACAAAACATGTTAATGCTATACACCTGGTGTTGTCGACTGGCTATATAAGTGGCGGAATAGGTAGACGCTTACGGCACTAAGGTCACGGTTCGATTCCGTCGTGCATGGAGACCATGTGATGTGCAAATCATCACCTTATATAGCCATCCAGTTATGCGGTTGAAAGAATACAACACTTTTTTGAAAGACGAAAGGAGGCAAAAAAATGGGAATGAATTACTACGTCAAGATACCTAAAATGCGCAAGTGTGCAGCTTGCGGCAATAAGCACGCTTGCCAGAAAATGATTCATATTGGCAAGTATAGCCTAGGTCACCGTTTCAGGTTTGCTTATAATGGCGGTAAATATTACAAGACTATTGAAAGCCTGAGACAATTTTTAGAGCAGCGCAAAAAAGTCTATAGCGAAGATGGTTGCGAAATCGCATCCGACGAATTTTGGCAGGCAGTCGCTAAGTGTGATCGTTTTGCACGAAAAGACGACTGTGTTGGTTGTGGCGAAATGCTGATTGAGGATTCTATATTTATCGATGGAGAATTCAGCTAATATCAACTAAGCCACTAATATGGCAGAAAAGGGATTGATATAGAATATGATATTAAAGAATATATACAAGGAAGATTCCATTCTGATAATCATAGGGTTAATAATCCTAGCGTATTTTATATTCTTCATCAACAAAATGGAAGAAAATAATCCCACATTATCTAGGGATGAGATTTGTCAAAAGCATTTTGGCAAGGACTATGTTTACCGAAATGGTGGTCGTAGCGCAGATTTTTGTGTAGGAGATTCAGGAATGCCAAAATATCCTAAAACCTGGAGCGAGAGAAGATATACAAATGGGAAGTAACAAAAATTCAAGAGCACCAAAAGAAGTGCCTAAGCTAGCATTCCCGTGGTCAACGGAAGATGGCTATTTTAACGGTGATATGTTTGAAGACTGGCTCAATTCAAAGCTTGACCCTGACGATCCATACTTTAAGCTGCAGCGAATGATTAAAGCCAGAGAGGCGGCCATTTATAGCCAGTTCGTAGATGAAGCTACCAAGATATTAAAAAAATCAGTGCTGAATAGAGGGAGAATTCAATGACATTAAGATTATTAGCCAGGAAATCAACCAACGATCAACGAAAATAACAGAAGTGAAAATGATGAGAAGCAGTAATAAATCAACCAACAGTCAACGAAAGTCTATTTCCAAAGATGCTGTTGTTGCTTTCCTGAGTCTGCTAGTTTTTGCCCTACTGCTTGGCTTTAGCTCCAGTATAAGCAGCTACGATTTTGACAAGCAATCTGAGCTGTCTGCTCGCTGTAGGTCTATGGGTGGACAGATCGGAAATGATAAGTGCTATAAAAACGGGAGGGAAATATGAAAACTACCCCAACAACCATACTTGACGCTTGCTGCGGCGGTCGTATGTTTTATTTCGACAAAGACTACCCAAACATTCTGTATATCGACCGCCGCCGCGAAACTGTCGAGATGAAAGATAGAGATAGGATTAGGACGCTAGAAATCAACCCAGACTTTGTTATGGACTTTACCGATATGAAGTTCCCTGATGAGTGTTTTAATTTTGTCGTATTCGACCCGCCCCACCTCATCAACTGCGGCAAGAACAGCTGGCTCGCCAAGAAATATGGCAAATTAGACAAAGACACCTGGCAAGAGACCCTGAGCAAAGGCTTGAGCGAATGCCTGCGCGTCGTAAAGCCTGGCTGCGTTATCGCTATGAAGTGGAGCGAGCGCGATATTAAAACCACTGAATTACTAAAAATATTACCTCAAAAACCAGCTTTCGGTGATAAAACTGGAATGACGCGATGGCTGTTTTTTGTGAAAAAAACGGAAAGGAAGTAAAATATGAATAATCAACAGGAACAACAGGCTCTATCCAGAATTCAAGAAATCCTAGAAGATTTTGAGGATGATGGAAATATAGAATACGCTAAGTTAGCATTATTGAATATAATAAGACAACAGAGACGAGAGGTTAAAAGCGCGTATCTTAAACTCGTACATGCTAATTCTAGGCCTGATTTGATTAGGCTGCTAACAACGGAGAAGTAACGAATGAACCCATATTTAGAGATACACAAAACCCTAGAGCGATTTTAAAATGACTTTTTGAGACTGATAACTGAAGAGTTTGTCAAGGACGAAGACATCAACAAGGTTTATCAAAAATATGATGATGAGCTCATGACAATCGGTCAAGAAAGCCGAAATCGAGGCTCTAGAACATGCTTTAGAGTTTATAGGGCAATTCCCAGACTTCAATTTGGCCAATATGTATGAATATATTAAAGACAAGGAAAGGGAGAATGTAGAAAATGGCATACAAAATTGAAATAACACAAACCAAAAAAGCTTATCTATACGCAGGCACTTCAAACAAATTTGAGGCTTTAGACTTTGCTCATAGATTTATACGAAATCTTGATAACATTAATCGACTTGATTTTAAGTCTACAAAATATGAGGTTGGCGATGCTGTAAAATGTGTAGTGAAAGAAGATGGAGACGGGTCAATTGAGATTGTTCAAGAGGAAGAGTATGGAAAGACTAATCAATAGAAGCCCGTCAAAGTCATACATAGACAATTCAATAGTCTGTAACAAATGCCATAAGCGGATAAAATACAACTACTACTATGGCTATAGCCACTATTGCAGCGGACGTGTAAAAGATATTTATAGAGTTGCACGTAAAAGACTGCTCTCTATAAACTCCCTTCGAAATCGTCATGCTCAAATTTTTGGAATGCGTGATATTGCCAACGATTTAAATTCTGCGAGCGTAGTGTACAATCCAGAAACCGATAAACGAATAAGAAAGGAAATTGAAATGAAGAAAACCGTAACAGACCTCCCTACACCAGAAGAGTCCACCCGAATCACTGCAACTTTAGATTTAGCGAGCAAACTAGATAACGCTGTGATTGCTAAATTAAGCAGCCCCAAAGACAAAAGCTCTACACCAAAAATTGGCGAACTGTGCGGCATGGATTTATTACTTGATCTGTCTAATGCACCAGATGAGGCAAAATATGAGCTGTATTTTAAGGCGCGGACTACGTTTGAGGACATTGTGAAAAAGGAACTAAAAGAAAACCGCCCTTGAGGCGGTTCTTTGTTAGGCTGCTGTCCCAGGCAAACGTTTTATTGTCTCTTATCCTTAATAAGCTCTATGATCGCGCTAATAACAGGCATTAAACGGCTGATTCCCGCAGCTATTGCCGCCGAACCGCTTGAGAATATGAGAGACCCCGTCAGTGCGTCTAGGCTTTTCATAAACTCGGTAAATTGTGGAACGCTGTATAAACCAGTAAACGCTATCATTGTTCCCAAGAAACCCTGTAAAAGAGTTCTCATAGCTCGTCCATTTTTAGTTTCTGGACTGAATAATAATTTAATCTTTTCCATATTTCCTCCTATGTTTTAATATTCATACTTTCGGCGGCGTCTTGCCGCGTGGCTCCTTGAGCGGCGCGCCTGTTTTCGGGTCGTGCCAGCGGCTCAAACCTGGCACGCTGTGCGAATCCACCAGGCACTGCAAGCAGTCATTATATGTCGAGCCTGCTGGCATTTGCGGCGTGGTTTTGCCGACGTGCAATGTCACGCACCCGCAAGCCTTGCACTCGCGGAAGTATAAGCTTGATTTGGTCACGGTTATTTTCTGTAGATTCATGACTTGAAACCCTTGAACAAATTGGTTAAAAATTCGATAATCTTTTCTAACAAACTTTTATTCTTAGCGATATCTTGACTTAATTTTCCGATAGACCGTAGAACATCCTCATTAGTAGGTTGCGGTGCCAGTGGTTGCTCCTGCGGCTTTTCTTTGGGCTGAGGTGTCTGCTGTATCTCTGGTATCTTTGGGGCTGGTTGTAGCTGAGGACGTGGTTGCGGCCGTGGAGTACCTGCATCACTACTGGACAGTTCGCGTACTCGTTCTGCTAGTACCCAAATTCCATCATTTGCCATTCTTAATTGCAAATATTTATACCCATCTTCAACCTCTTCGCCCAGCACGTCTGTACCACCAACAATTCGGAAATAGTCACCTGTATTTATCTCACCGTCTAATAAATAGCCATCCTTGTCTGTCTTTACTGCTACAGAAACAGGGATACCATTATCTTCCCAGTCAAAGGTGTGTGCGAGGCGGTTGCAACGGATCTGACGGATGTTAAATACTATCGCCACTTCATCTGCATAATATACCTCGGGGAGTGCAACGCGGCGTTTTACGGCTGGAGCAGGTTTGCCTACGTATCGATAGAAGGTATATGGTGGTCGCCCTGACGCGCTCCATAGCCAGTCATGGTTGTCTATTACAATGCCCGCTTGATAACGACAGTTGATGACATTATCTGGGTCGGTGAACATTCCCGTGTGTCCAAGAGCACCGCCTGAGTTGCCGCGGATCCCCCAAATGAATATATCGCCACGTTGACACTGTGCGTCGCCATTAGCGTCCGTTGGGACTCGTACCCAGCCATTCTTTTCTAGCGCATCGAATAGTGTGTCAGTATTACCAATCCAATAGCTTGATGGCAAGATGCCTGCTTCTTTTAGCGCGTAGTATACCGAGCTTGAACAGTCGTAGCTATTTGGACCGTTGCGGTTAGCCATTGAGTAGCCGACTTTCCCCTTTCGTGCATAGAACCACGCGAGTGCTTTTTCGATCATTTTGTTACCTCCTTTACTTCTTTAATGACTTCACGCATCTCTGGTTTGTTTAGCTGAATGGAATTGATGAATT